TACCAGATGACCAAGCGCGCTTCTGAACTGAAGCGTGACATGGAAACCTCGCTGGTCGGCGTTAACCAGTCGAAGACGGCCATGGCGGCTGATACCACGGTTCGTAAGCTTGGTTCGCTTAGTTCCTGGGTCACCACCAATGCCAGCGTTGGCTCTGGTGGCACGGCTGCTGGTGCTGGCGGTAACGGTACTGCTCGTACCGACGGTACGCTCCGTACCTTCACTGAGTCGCTCCTGAAGGCTTCTATCCTTCTGGCGTATGACAACGGTGCCAACACCAAGTACCTGATGATGGCCCCGTCGCAGAAGCAGACCTTCTCCAGCTTTGTTGGTGTCGGCGGTGCTTCTGGCGTGTCCAACTTCAACGATGTTGCTGACCAGCGCATCATTGGCGGCATGGACATCTATGTCAGTGACTTCGGTGAGATGGCGGTTGTTCCTAACCGCTTCCAGCGTAGCCGTGACGTTTGGCTGCTCGACCCTGAGTACTATGGGGTTGCGTATCTGCGTCCGTTCTCGCAGCGTGAAGTTGCCTCCACGTCGGACGGCGAACAGCGTGCGATCATTGCTGAGTACACTCTTGTTGTCAACAACGAGAAGGCTCTCGGCGCGGTCTACGACGTTAACTAGTCTAATCGGGGAGGGGGCATTTAGCTCTCTCCCCATTTTAGAGGTTACCTATGCATAAAAATCCTATCCAAACTCAGTTTAACTATGACCACTCTGAGGACAAGGTTGTCCTTAAAAATACGCAGGACGTAAAGCCTATCCTAGAGATGAACAAAAAGGAAATGGCTGGGGACTCGCCTTACGGGCCGCAGAACAATCCTAACATGCGTAAAGTGGCTAGTATCCCTCTGGTCATTATTGAAAAGTGGAAACGTGAACTTGGCATCGACATCATGGACAAGAACGACATGCCAAAGATTAAAAAGCTTCTTAATGACCCTGAGTATCGTTGGCTTCGGACACATGAAAGCAACTTGTAATGGGCTTGGCTACTTATTCAGAGTTGAAAACTAGCGTTGCTAATTATCTCAACCGGGATGATTTGACCAGCGTAATTCCTGATTTTATCTCTTTGACAGAGAACCGCATGAACCGCGACTTGCGTGTTCGTGCAAACATGGTTCGGGCAAACACTACGACTACAAGCGGCACGGCGTTCTACGACTTGCCCAGTGATTTGATCGAACTTCGGAACATTACCTACAACTCTGGTTCTCAGGTGTATGCCTTGGCTTATCTTTCACCTGAGTCAGGTAGCCGCGAGTACGGCAACATTGTTTCTGGTGCTCCCAAAGCTTATACAAACTTGGGTAAAAACATCGAACTCTACCCAGCACCAGACGGTGAGTACACCATTGGTATCAACTATTACCAACAGTTGACACCGCTGTCCAACACGAACTCTACCAACAACATTCTGCAATCTTTCCCAGATTTGTACCTCTACGGTTCATGCTTGGAGGGAGCTACCTATCTTAACGATAGCGAACAGCTACAGCGTTTTGCAGGACTTTACCAGAAGTCTTTGGAAGACATCAAAAAGGCAGAAGATTCTGCTCGTTACAGCGGCACAGTTATGACCATGTCTGTCCAAGGTGATCCAGGTTCTCTTGTTCGTAGAGGTGCGTAATGGTTACAAGTTGGGTTTTAGATTTATTTAATATTATCCAAGAGCAGAACGGTAACCTTCTTACAGAACAAGGCGGCTTCTATATCTGTCTACAAGAGTTTGGCAGCACTGTTTGGGAAGAAGATACGGCAACCGGAAATGGCTAAAGAGCTTTTTGACATTAACGGACAGCAGACCGGCTTTTCTCTTAACACAGATTTGTCGCCCTACGACATGCCGCCTACGTTTTTCACAACCGCCAGCAACGTTCGGTTTGTGGACAAGAAGGCCAGCACCATTCTAGGCAACTCTCGCGTCTTCGGTACGGCTCTGGATGTACCGTACTGGATCATAAGCTGGACACAGGGCAGCACACCTCTGTGGATTTACGGCGGTGCTACGTCTCTGAACAAGATTGACGGTTCTACTCACTCTGACGTTACCCGCACCTCTGGGGCATACACCACCATTGCAGGGACTGCGAAGAACTGGCAGGGCGGTGTGCTTGGCGGTGTATTGGTAGCTAACAACACACTGGACGTACCTCAGAGCTTTACGCAGGGCGGCACAGAGTTTACAGACTTGCCCGATTGGCCCTCCACGCTTCGCTGTGAGGTCATTGTACCGTTTAGGAACCATTTGGTTGCTCTTAACCTAACCGACAGTGGCACCTCAAAGCCGTTTACAGTGCGCTGGAGCGACGCTATCCCTTCTGGGGCAGCTACCAACGGTGCAGACACTTGGAACACTGCCAGCACCGCCTCTGAGTCAGGAGAGGCTACCATAGGCGGTACTAAGGGTCGTATCCTTAACGCTCTGCCTCTGGGCAACGAGCTTATTGTCTACAAGGAAGACAGTGTCCACTCTCTGACCTATGTTGGCGGTACGTTTACCTTTAACCTTCGAGAGAAGTTCAAGAACACTGGTTTGTTCTCTAGGGACGCTGTTGTTGATCTGGGCGATGGTAAGCATGTGTTTATGTCCACCAACGATGTTGTGGTCACAAACGGTAACAGCCTGACAAGTGTCATTGACGACAAAGTCAAAACATTCTTGTTCTCTCAGATCGACAGTACCTATTATTACAAAACGTTTCTGGTCAACAACCGTATCCAAAACGAAGTCTGGATTTGTTATCCTCGCACAGGTGCCACTGGCGGTTTGCCAAACACCGCGCTGGTTTGGAACTATAGAGACAATACTTGGTCCACCAGAGACCTTCCCAGTGTTAACTACATTGGCGTAGGCTTGGTAGACCCTGAGCTTACAAACACTTGGGCAGCGGCCACAGACACTTGGCAGAACAGCACCCTTGCTTGGACTCAGCAAACCTATAACCCCACGGTTGATTCTCTATTGATGTGCTACCCTGCAAGCACAGCAGGTGACAGCAGGTTCTTCTTGGCTGACTCCAGTACTACGTTTGACGGAGCAACCTTTGTAACAACTTTGGAACGAGTTGGACTACACGCTGGAAGAACTGACTCTGTTAAAGCTGTAAGTAGAATTTATCCTAGAATTAGTGGTACAGGATATGTTAAAATAAGTGTAGGGGCTGAACTAGAACCCTACGCTGGTGTTACTTATGCTGATCCAGTTGAGTTCAATATTGGCGTAGACAATAAAGTTGATTGTCGAGTTCGCGGTCGATACATCGCTATCAAGTTTGAACACGACACCGATACTTCCTTTGATCTTTCTGGATATGCAATTGAGTCCGAAGTGGTGTCGGATCGATGAGCAGAGAGTTCCTCCGGTTTAACCACGCTAACCCGCCCTCTGATCCAGAAGAGCTTCCAGGTTATCTCAACGAAACTTTTATCGAACTTGGTGCTGTTTTAGAGCTACTTCGAGACGGACACTTAGACGTAGTCTACGAAGCTCCTACGAAGCCAAGTCAGGGTGACATACGATATGCAGACGGAACTAGTTGGAACCCCGGAAGCGGAGAAGGTATATACTTTTACAACGCTGCCGGTTCATGGGTTAAGCTATAGGAAAGTAAATCCTAAGAGTAAAAACTTTAAGACAATAGTGGGCCAGTGTTGGGAGTACATAGAAAACTCCACGGAAAGAAACAACACAGACGTTATCAAAGCAGTAGATATCATCCAGCGAGTGGTAGACAAGGTTTCTGATCTCTGGGTTACTATCGATTGTGAAAAGGGTGAGATCGTCGGTTGTTTTGTCATAGGGGCTGCAGCGTATCCTCAAGCAACAGGAATTAACGCAGAAGCCATTGGCGGTAAGTTTAACTTTCCAGACGTGGTCCCGGTGGTAGAGAAGTACTACAAAACTCTTGGTTATAAATTCTTTGAGATGACCGGGAGAAAAGGTTGGGAAAAGGTGATGGCCCCGATGGGTTACGAACTAACAAGTATTACTGTATATAAGAGGCTATAAAATGGGCAGTGTTTTCAAACCTAGCAGCACGGTGGTTCAAGCACCGTCGAGTTCGCAGACGCAGGGTTCAACACAAGTGGAGCCGTGGGAAAAAGTTGCTCCCTACATTGAAACACTGTTGCCACAGTTGGAAGCAGGGTTCAACGTTGCTCCACAGTTGTACCAAGGACCGCTGGTTCCGGGTACGTCTGCTCAGACCGCTGCGGCTAGGGGCTTGTACGGACAGGTAGGTCAGACTGCCGCTGGGTTTACTCCCGGTTTCCAGACTGTCTACGATCAGATGTTCCAACAGGCAACTGCGGCTCCGGGTACTAGCGCGTTGTATCAAGCACAAACTGGCGAGATTGCCAATCAGGCTCGTCAGCTTACTGAGCGTGACAAACAGTTGGCCCAGCAGCAAGCGATGGAAGCTGGACAGTTTGGGCTAGGCTCTACTGCCCTAGGTGAGCTTCAGGCTCTCCAGCAGCAGAAGCGCGAAGAAACTGTGCAGAAACAGTTGGCCAGTGCTCTGAGTGCTGAAGAGCAGCGCCGCGTGGCAGCGGCTGGTGCGTTGCCGGGAATGGCTCAGTCAGTTATCCAGTCCATGATGACACCAGCTCAATTGCAGGAAGCCATTGGCCGAGACATCGAGTCTCGACAGGCCGCTGAACTTACCGATCTTCGCCGCCTTGCACAGCAGCAGCAGGAAGCAGAACGTGCTCAGGCTATCACCTACGCTAACCTGCTGGGTGGCTTGGCTGGTCTTGGTAGCTCCACTCAGATGCAGCAGACATCCTCTGGCACGACGGGTTCGGTTATCCCTGGCACATCCATCTTCCAGCAGCTTGCTGGTGCAGCGGGTACAGCGGCATCAGCAGGTGCCTTTTCTGACATTAGGCTCAAGACTGAAATCAAACGTGTCGGAGAGCTTGAGAACGGTATTCCAATTTATCGTTGGGAGTGGACCAAGAAGGGTAAAGAGATTGCAGGTGAGCAGGGAACCCTTGGTGTTATTGCTCAGGAAGTTCTTAAGATTATGCCAGAAGCTGTCTCCATTGGCTCTGATGGTTACTATCGAGTTGATTACGGGAGAGTTGTAAATGGCTAGTCTTTTAGAAATGTTGGAACGCATGGCCCGCTCAGAGTACTATAGGGACACTCCGTCTACTGTAACTGTCAATCCTATGATGGATGCTGGCTACGAGGCCACTGGTGGGATGCTTCCTGCGGGTGAAGTAAGCCCAATGATCGATGT